AAAATTAGAAGAGGAAAGGTTGAAAAAATTAGAAGAGGAAAGGTTGAAAAAATTAGAAGAGGAAAGGTTGAAAAAAATAGAAGAGGAAAGGGTGAAAAAATTAGAAGAGGAAAGGTTGAAAAAATTAGAAGAGGAAAGGTTGAAAAAATTAGAAGAGGAAAGGGTGAAAAAATTAGAAGAGGAAAGGTTGAAAAAATTAGAAGAGGAAAGGGTGCAAAAATTAGAAGCAGATGAACTTGAAAAAAAAACTAATCTTATTAATTCTATAATAGAATTTGTATCTAAACAAGAGTTTATAAATAATCTAAAATTTATAAATAATCTAAATGATAATCAACAAAAACTCGAGAATATAAATGACTATAATAATAATAAAGTGATATTTAATGAGTTTAATAGAGCACATACTGAATTATTAGCTTTGGTAAGCAATAATGATAACTTAGATATGGAATCTATAAATGCAAAATTTTTAGAATTAAAAACTAAATATGATGTTTTCAATCGTATTGAAAATATAACAAATATTATGAAAAAATTAAATGATGAAATTGGTAAAAAATCGATAATTGATTTGAAAAATTACCATATATATTTAAATCTTATTAAACCATTAACAGTTTGTTATTCAAAAATAAGTGATAAGACTGAAGATATACAAAAAAATAAAATTAAATCAGCTCTAATAGAATTAAATAAAAAACTTTCATTAAGTGAAAAAGTAAATGAAGCAACATTTATTGAATGGATGAAAAATGCTAATCTAATTAGCACAAATTTAAGTGAATTAGAAAATAATAATCAAGGTTCTGGAATAGAGGCAGAAGTTTATGATGAAAATATAAAAAGATTTAATGAATTTAATATTGGTAAACCAAAAATATTATCTTCACCTTCAATTATTCGTATGCTTTTTGAAATAATATGTGGAGCAGCAATGGTAGTTATTCGTACAAGGCCACAAAATAGTCATAATACATCTTTATCATATGATCAAATTTTAAAGTATATATATTCATATTCTAATAAAGACAAAAATGAGCAAGCACAATTAGATGAAATAATTAAAAATATTAACATAACACAAATAAATACTGCAATTAAAGAATATACAGTTAGAGATTATATGAGACAACTTAACAGATACACATCAGAAAGTAATAAACCTATTAAAAATGAACCAACAATAGTTTTACAAGAAGATAATAATATTGCAACTATATTACAAAAAACACTAGATAACCTAACAAAACCTTTACTTCCACTTCAAGAAATAATAGCACAAGGTGGTAATTATCAAGTAGGTGGATATAAATACGATGATATATTAGTAATAGAAAAAGATAAATTAAAATATGGAAATTTTTGTTCTAGTGAAAAGACAAATGAAGAGGGATATGGTCCTTTTGCAGCAATATATACACCAGAATATAATAATTTTGATATTTATGCATATTTGTTTGGTTTGAATAAATTAAAATATGCTGATGACCCTGATGACCCTAATGTTCCTAATGATCCTAATTATGTAAATGATCAATTCAAGGAACCAGTACAAAAATTTGGTAAAGATGATAAATTTGGTCAATTATCTTATGCAGAAAATACACCACAGAATTTAATGGAGAAATTAAATGAGCAAGGTAATATTGTATTGTTTGGATACGGATTTTCTGGTTCAGGTAAAACATATGCTTTATTAGAAGGTTCTAAAATGGATAATTCTAAACCATTATTACCACAAATATATGATCCTTCATTATTAGAACAATTTATGAAAGATAATTTTGATAAAATAGATAAAGTTGAATTTATTGATATTTACCCTCTTGGTATAGGTAAAGATAATAAAATTAAAATATTTTATGGCAATGATGCTACTCCTGAAGATATAAGTGTTTATGGACAAGAGTATAGTATGAAAGATAACGATGATATGTATACAAGTTTACCCAAAGGTACAAATTATGAAGCTATTAAAAATCGTATATCTAAGTTAGAAACTTACAGAAGACAACATTTAAGAATATTAGCAACACCAAATAATGATAATAGTAGTCGTAGTTTTTTGCAAATTACAATAACATTATCTAAAGGAAATAAATTAATATTTTTTGATATGCCAGGATCAGAAAATACTGTTAGAATTAAAACTGAATATTTTGGGGAAGAATTATTTAAAAAAGTAGATGAACAATCTAAAGGTGAAAAAACAGATTATGTAAACCCTGAAGCGATAACTGGTCCTAATAAAGTTATATTTTTAAACGCTATACAATTTTATAATGAAAAAAAAATTATTAAATCCACTTATACTGCATTAGAAATTATAAAGACAAATGCTCTTGCTGAATATTTTAACTTACCTGAAGAACAGCAAGGTCATCATTCAGTATTTAAAAATATATTTATTCCAATTGGTAAAAAAGATGAGGGAAATTCATCAAATGGATTAAATGGTTATGCAGGTTTGGATGTAAATTTAACAAAAGGAAGACTTAAAGTTTCAGAAATTGTTGAAAAACTTATTTTATTTTTAAATGCAAAATCAGTAGATAGTATTAAATATTTAACAACAGGAGATATTTTAAAAATACCAAGTATTAAAACTATTAGACTCATAATATCAAATTTTTTTACAAAAGTTATTTTTAAAAAAAAGGAGAAAAAAGAAGGGAATGAAGAAGAGAATAAAGAAAAATTTAAATACTTCGCTATGATACCATTTGTTTATCCAGACATAAATAATACAAAAGTTATTGATGGAAGGGTTAGTTTAGAGTTATCGCTGAATAATCATTTTACATTATCAGATCAAGATAAAAAAAATATTGAATCTATTTATGAAATTCCATTTAGTGATTTGAATTTTAAATGGAGAGATAACTCAATTTATGATAAAAATACTAATAATAAAACATCACATGCGTTAAATGTTGCAATATTAAGTACAGAAAAAAATCGAGAAACAATAATTAAAAAGATTCAAGATGCATATATGTTGCATATAATGGGAAAGCCATCAACTAGATTAATATATGATTTACGGTCCCTTTGTAATATGTCAGATGAAAAATTTATGACCCTTCCTGATAATAAATTTACATTTCAATATGCAGATCTAAATGAACCAAATGTAATGATTAAATATTTTTTATTAATTATAAATAATATTGTACATTTAAAAGGTGGTATAATTGATGAAGAAGCTTGTAAAATAATTTTATTTTATATATATAAATATATTAATTTTATTGTAAGACAAGGTGAAGCAATAGTAACTAATTTAGAACATCTTAAATTCTTCTTTCTTTCTAATACAGATAATATAGGTAGTTATAACCAAAAATGCGATGAAAATAAAATACCAGATAAAAAATTTGTTTGTAATTCTCCTGGAAATTGTGATTTAATACTTAAACCAAAAACATATACTGTTGAAACACAAATTGCGAATGGACAATTTATGAATGAAAGAGTTAATATGGGACAAATGAATGATTTTAGATTATTATCAATTTTACAATATCTTGCAAAAAGAGAGACAAATATACAAATATTACCTTTAAAATTAACAGGTAATCCTAATCCTAAAAGTATAAATGAAAAAACAATAGATTTAGCTAATGGATCTACATCAGACGAACAAGGTGCTACATTTGTAATGTTTACAAATATTAAAATATTTAGAGGTGATATTGATGATATTACAGATATTACAGATCCTTCCAATACTTCTAAGATTAAAGGTATATGTGTAGCTGAAAGAGATACTTTTAATTTTGCTCAAGATATATCATCAAGTACACAAACACAAAAAAAAGTAGTAAAGGTAGGAGGAAGTAGATATAACGAATATATCAAACATATCAATGCTTCTACCCATAAATTTAATATGGCAGATCTATTTAAACATCGCAAGAAACCTAAAACTCACCGTAATTTTAGTCTAAAGAAAAATAATAAAAGTAGAAATAAAAAATTATTTTCATCTAAAACTAAAAAGAATATATAAAATATTATATCTCATATCTCATATCTCATATATAAAATTTTATATTTATCATTTTAATTATTTTCTCATTTTACATTAAATAAATAGTAAATATATATAATTACTAACTTATTCAAGTCAGGAATCAATCATCGTCCAGAATCAATCATCGTCCAGAATCAATCATCGTTCAGAATCAATCATCCTCCAGAATCAATAATCATCCATAAAATGCCTACTAAATATTTAAAGAAACAAAGTAAAACAATAAAGCGCTCAAAATCAAAGGGTTCTCAATCAAATGTTATAAAAAGGGAACATGTAATAGATATAATTAATAGACTTAGTCAAGCAAATAAAAATATGTATAAGTATCAAAATAATTTACCTGCTAGACTAATGAAAATAAATATAACTTCACAACCATATGGAAAAGAATATGAAAAAGAGTATGTAAAAGATTATAAGAAAAATATAAGCAGTAGTTATTCTAGTATTATCCATAATGGAAATATTCATACTCAAGGTAAGAAAATAATTAATAATTCAACAAAGCCTTATATTGAAATAGATGAAATGGAAAATGGAGATGTTCAACACTATATGATGCCACGTCATAGTATTAGTATGACACATATGCCAATGCAATCATCTATGCCAATGCAATCATCTATGCCAATGCAATCCTCAATACCATATATTTCATCATCTAATCCATCAATTGTTATTTATTCAAGTAAAGGAACTAAAAAAAGTAAAGCAAAAAGTAAATCAAATCCTAAATCAAAATCAAAATCAAATTCTAAATCAAATCCTAAATCCAAGAAAAATAAAATATCAAAGTAATAATTCAATAAATTATTAAATTATAATTATTAAAATTATTTTACTTATTATTTTACTTATTATTTTTTTCGATATTCCATTTTCATTTCCATATTTATTTATTTTTTTATTTATTTTTTCATATTTCAAAGTTTATAAATTTTAAAATAATTAAATATTCAAGGATATACAAAAAAAAATCTAATTAAATCAATAATAATTAATAATTTATCAATTATTTGTTTTATTGTTTAGAAAATAATCTCATAATTAGTTTAATATATACTAGAAATATTTGCTAAATTTTTATCTACAATAATTATAAATACATATATAAAACATATAATATAAAATGTCAAACTTAAAGAACATTGTCACTATTATTCTAGCAGTACTTGCTCTTGTTGCTGTAGGTTATTTACTTATGTCTTATAACTCTGAATCTCCTCAAATGACAAGTCGTAAGATGCATCAACCTATGATGATGGGAGTTGAAAGTTTTACTAATCAAGGTGCACCTTCTGATGGAACTATTTCTGGATCTATATCTAATTTTAGTCAGGTAGCAACACCAACTACAGGAAGTGTTGGAGGTAGTGAAGGTATTGGTATGGATGAACAACCTATGGGATTTGCTCAAATGGGACAAGATCCTAGTCAAATGAATGAACTCCCTTCGGAATGCTATCCCAAGGATGTTTTATCAAGTGCTGATCTTTTACCTCGCGATGCCAATTCTCTCTGGGCTCAAGTAAGTCCTTCTGGACAAGGTAGTCTTGCAGACCAGAACTTCTTAACTTCCGGATTTCATATTGGTATCAACACCGTTGGTCAAACTCTTCGTAATGCTAATCGTCAACTCCGTAGTGAACCTCTTAATCCTCAAGTCAAAGTCAGTCCTTGGCAACAAACTACTATCGAACCTGATATCAATCGCCGCCCTCTTGAAATCGAAGGCAACCTTTAAATATAGATTTCCCATATTTATATTAAATTGTCTATATAAAAATAATTACTTTTTACAACCTTTTTACAACCTTTTTATTTATATTTATATTCATTTATTCAATATATACAAAACTATCAACATACATCAATATTTATATCAATATATATTAAATAAGTATTACAAATCAAAGAAGTATTAATAAAATGGTAAAAGTACATAAAATACTAGACAGTACAAAAGATAAATCTCGTATTAGTAAAATAATTAAACATATAAAACTTAATAAACAATTAAAACCTAATACAAAACGCATTGGTCTTAAAACATATAAAAGAAATTTAATTAAAAGTAAACAAGTTTACAAGCCAGTAGCCAAGCCAGTAGCCAAGCCACTAGCCAAGCCAGTAGCCAAGCCAGTAGCCAAGCCAGTAGCCAAGCCAGTCACAAATTCACCTCTTAAAATATTAAATACATCTATATCATCTATAATACAACCTGATATTATAACAATTCCAGATATGGAAAATATAGAATCATCTACATCAACCACAAAAGATAATAACAATCCTATTACTTCTACTAATAATTATATAATTGCTATACCAAGTTATCATCGTCCAGATATAATTCAAAGTAATACACTTGCTGTTTTAAAACTACATAATATAAATCCAACACAGATTACTATTTTTGTTTCAGATAAACAGCAATATGATATTTATAAAAATGCAATTCCTTCAACCCTATATAATAATATAGTAATAGGTTCTTTAGGATTAAAAAACCAACGTAATTTTATAAATACTTATTATCCAGAAGGAACACATATAGTGGAAATGGATGATGATATTAAAAAAATTGTTCAACTAGTTATTAAAAGGAATAGTAAGCAAAGTAGTAAGAAAAGTACTAAGAAAACTACTAAGAAAAGTAGTAAGAAAAATAAATCTGGTAAAACTAAATCTGGTAAAACTAAATCTGGTAAAACTATGTCTAGTAAAACTAACTCCAGATCAGCATCTATTAAACCAATCGATGATCTAGATGCATTTATAAAGAAGGCATTTAGAATTTGTACAGAAAAGAATATATTTTTATGGGGTGTATATCCACTTGCCAATCCCTATTTTATGACTAATACTATAACAAGCGATCTACGCTTTATAGTAGGACCAATGTGGGGAATGATTAACCGTCATCGTCAAGAATTAAAACTTACAGTAGATGAAAAGGAAAACTCTGAAAGAACCCTACAGCATTGGACACTTGATGGTGCTGTATTAAGATTTAATAATATAGCTATAGATACCAATTATTATAAAAATAAAGGAGGTATGCAAAATGAGGGTAAAGATAGAAAAGTGGAAGCTATGAAATCGGTAGCTTATTTACATCAAATATATCCAGATATTACAAAAATATATATGGAGAAAAAAAGTGGTATGCCAGAAATTAAATTATTAAGAACTAAGAAGAAAATGTAAAAGAAAATGTAAAAGAAAATGTAAAGAAAATATAAAGGAAAATGTAAAATTAGGTATGAGATTCCGACATTGTAGTACTCCAAATATTCCTTTGTTGAACAAGGTCTTTATTATAACAAAACCAATTATCTTTTATTTGTAGCTCTGACCATTTTTGATCTAGAGCCCATATTTCAAAATTATTATCTGTAAGTTTATGATGTTCCATATTATTATTACAGGTATCAAATAAATCTAATATACTATCAACATAACTATCTTTAACAATATATGCTGATGCTGTTGTTGCCATTTTTAATTTTTGTAGATTGATATTATCTATATCCAAAGGTATGTTCGTAACTTTCTTATCGTCTAGAATCTTATTCGCAGTTGCTAACATAATTACATTCCATTCTGGATGTTTTAAATCAAGTTCTTCTAGAGACTTATTAATGATATCATTAATTTTTTCTGGTTCAATGACCAATTCGGCATCATCTTCTAGAATCAATACCCTCTTCCACTTATTAAGTTTAATCATATTTAAGGCTAAAATATGCGATTGAATACAACCTTTATGTCCATTTTTAGGTATATACACACCACTTACCTTGTAAACTTTACTCATATTTGTCTTGAGCTTTTCCAATTCTTTCATTAATAATTCTTTGCGATCAGTGCGATTTTCAAGATTGATATATATAATTGCATCTAGACGATTAATACCATGTTGTTCATTATAAAACTCTTCCCAAGATCTACGTAATATTAGTATTGCTAGAACTATTACTAATATAAAAAATATTATTATTTCAACATTATTCTTTATATATTTAAGATAATTCATTTTAATATGTATTTTGTATTACTATTTATTATTTACTATTTATTATTTACTATTTATTATTTATTAAGAAAAAAATAATTATACATAACACATTATACATAACACATAATACATAGTTCCAGATATCGAGTATCATCTATTTAATACAATAAGCCGCTCAAAATCATCAATATTTCAACATTCTTACTACCTACATCGCGAGTATTGTGGGTGGTACATCCATCCTTGCTACAATTGAATGAGACCTGTCGGTTTTGTTCCAGATAGTTCTGGAGAAGGCAATCAAAATGATAGCCTTCTCGACAACATTTTGTAACAGCATATAACGAATTTTTTACGAAAGGAACTCTGCATTTGGAACAGGGTTTCATAATATGACCATTCGTAATTGTAAAATGAGTTGAAGTGGTAGCTGAAGTTTTGAAATCATATGTCTGCGGTTCGGTAACCTTTGTGATATCTTTAGATAATTTCGGAAGGACCACATCATAATCAATACCAAACATAATAGTACGATTGGAAGGAGTATCAATGATTTTGGCAATTATATAATCAATATTATGATCACTATTATTATTGGCCTCAAATGCTCCAGGATAGTATAAAATATATTTATCTTTACCGTTGTATATCATGTATTTCTCTTCCTCGGTAAAGAATCCTAGGGGAATAGTGCTAGGCCCATTGGTAGAAACGTAGAGATTTAAAACGAGAGCTTGATCGCTCACTGTAATTCTAAATGACAATAATGAAATTGTCCGTCCAGCTTCCATATTGAGGGTATCTTTGAATTTAGACAATTTCATAATATCATGACAACGCGATAGATCTTCCATTTTGTAAATTGAGGAATCGCGACATATAGCCTTGATTTTTTTGAGGAATTTATCATATTGTTGCCGGGAGGAAAAGATATCTATTTCAGTAGGGAGATCTAATCTGTTTGCAAGTGTTTTCATAACTTTTTTATCGAAAAAGAGTGTCTCAATTTGATTCGCCTCAAATTTTTTTTGTCTCATGAACTCATAGAATTTCTTCCGCAAATCATTACCAATAATTGATTTAATAACATAGTCCCCGAAAATATAAGCATCATGAGATTCAACATTTAGTTCTATAATTTCTAATAATTCCTTCAAGGATTTAAACATTTGTTCTTCACGTGATACTGATACAGGTGCTTTTGGAGCCTCTCGCAAATCCTTTAATTTAACCGGTTCTCGGGCCTTAGGTGATTCAGAAATGATAGAAACCGGCTTCGGTTGAACAGATTGTACATATGTTTTATTCATATCAGGATTATAATAATCAGGATTCACTGGCATTCTCATATCAATATCGTGGTATGAATTTGGAATTGGATTTGCATGAAACATCATATTTTGATTATGAAAATAGGGTGATGCAGGAGGTGAGAATCCTGGAACAGAAAATCCAGGAGGAGAATACATGGGTAAATAATATGGCGGTGATAAATTCCCATCTGAGAAATCATGCGGGAAACCAAATGGTAATGGCGGGGGTGGAGAATATCTACCATCATACTCATACACAAATGGAAAACCTTGCGAGTTCATAGATCCAGACATACTAGGAGTTTGTAATTTGGGACTCGGAGTACGTTGACGTGTAGTTTGATAAGGTCCAGATGGATCTTGAAACTTCCTTGCATTTGCATTTGCCATTGCCATCGTTGCAATTACTAAATTAGATTAGTATTGTTATTATTCAAATATACTCAACCATGTTACACTTATTTAAATTCAATTTTTTCATAATATTTATGATTATTTCTATTTATTTATAATTATTTATGTTTTTATTGAAATTTTATATATGTAAATAATAGTTAATAATAGATAATAATACTTGAATAATAATACTTGATTAATAATACTTATTAAATAATATTATTAAGTATTATTACTAGAGAATGATAATAAAAAAGAAAATTAAAACAAAAAAGATAAAAAAGAAAATATCTATTAGTAGTGGAGGTGGTCCTCCCAAAGTATACAAACCCAAAGGTAAATCAGGATTACGTAAAGGACCATCTAAACTATTAATAAAGAGTCAAACACAATCTATAGATGCTGCGAAAAAAAAAGGACCCGATGCTACAATGCAAGGTAAATTAAAAGCTATTGGTGTAGATACAGAAAAACTAACTAAAACTAAAGGTATATTAGGTAGAATTAGAAAAAAAATAACATCTGCTCCCGGAAGAGCATATGCATATACTACCGGAGGTATTAAAGCTATTGTAAATAAACCACTAAATGCTATTAATAAAAGATTAATTACAAGGACATTAACAAAGAAAGCAAATAAATTTACATCTTTAGAAACCGGTACAGAAAATCCCTATAAACTAGCAATGGATATTAGTAAACAAGAACACGCTGTTTTAAAAGCAGCAGCCGTTCATAAAAAATTAATGAAAACAAAAGGGGCATCACCAGAACAGGTAGCGGCGGCAAAAGCAGCAGTTGATAGTGCTACTGATACATTAAAATCAACTAGAAATCAAAAAGCAACTCTAGATACTATGTTATCATCAGCTAAATCTTTAAGTCCTGATCCTATAAAACAAACTGCAGAAATTGAAAAGAAAAAAGCTGATTATACTGCACAAATTGAAAAGTTAAAAGCAACTCAAAATGCTGCGACTACACCTGAAGAAAAAGCAAAATTAGATTTAGAAATTAAGAAAGTTCAACTAGAACATGATCAATATACAGATTTTACTAACAAAAATATGGATAAATTACCAATGATAAGTAGAGCTCTTGCTGATTCTACTAAATATGAAGCAAAATTAACTACGGCTAGATTAACAGTTAAAAATGCATTTGCAAGAAATCGTATTGATACACTATCAGCGATTAAAGAAAAAGGTTTATTTAATGTTATGGCCTCTGATGCTTTTAAATTAGCAATTGTACCAGAAATGATATATCGGGCGGCTACTAGAATTTCAGAAGGTACTGTAATGCAAAGAATAAATGCAAACTGGAGACATTTTGGTACCAAAGCATCAAGATTTTTTAATCGAAAACCATTTGGAAATCAATCACGAGCAGAATTAAATAAAAGATTACAAGAGGATATTGCTGCAATGAAAAATGTTCAGGGAAATCTTAGTGATGTCCAGCAAAATATTAAAGATGCGGCAGATGAACTAAAAATATTAGAAAATAAAACAGATTCTTTTTCACTTAGAAGAAAAGCTACATTAAAAAAAAGAATCAATTCGCAAAGTGAATTATATACATCTCTTAAATTTGAAGAATCCGAAATAAAAGGATTAGTTGCAAAAACACAAAATTATTTACAGAAAAAAGTTGTCAGAAAAACCGAAAGACAAACTAAGAAATTAGTAAAATTTCAAACACGTGGTGCAGATTTTACTGCTAAAGTAAGTAGTACTGATCCTGTATTACAAGAAAAAATAAAAGGAGTTAGTGATTATATTACCACTATTGGTAAAGATAAAGATGGGAACTCTATACCTATTAGTAATATTGATATAAATAAAAATAAACAGAGTCTTGCCGACCTATATGCATCTGAATCCATGAGCAAAGAAGAAAAAAAAGTAATATTAGAACAATTTTATGCTCTTGATAAATTACAAAAGAAAACTTTAAAATTAACTAATACAGAAACAATTGGAAAAAAAGCTGAAGGTCTTCAGGAACAACTTAAAGAAAGAGCTACAATAAGATCTGGTATTATAACAAAAGCATCTGGTTCAGTAATAATCAATAGTAGTGAAATTTCAAGATCTACTGATAAAAGGGCTAAAGCCTATGCTAATGAGGATATAATAAAAAAGGAAGCTGCAGATAAACTAAAACAAATTCAACCTGTTACACTTGAGGGTGAAGATAAACCTGTTAATATTGCAGATATTATAAAAGGTGATCCAACACTTAAAAAACTTTCTGAAGGTGATAATGCTTTGAAAATAGCTGAAATTACTGAGAAATTAGCTAAAGAAAAAAAGGCATCTGACGATGAATATCAAAAACAACTTACAATATATGAAGCCAGTGGGAAAATAGGTGTTCCTCCTGTTAAACCAATTATATATAATACTCCTCAAGATTTTGTTCATGCTATTAAATTAGAATTTATAAAACCTGCAATTATTCCTGGATCTACGCCGGCACCTGGCCCTAAGCCACCTGGGCCAAATGACCCTAAGCCACCTGGGCCAAATGACCCTAAGCCACCTGGTCCAGGTGGTCCAGGTGGCCAACCTATACCACCTAAACCACTTGGCCCTGATCCAAATAATCCAAATGCCCCACCTGGTCCAGGTGGCCAACCTATACCACCTAAACCACTTGGCCCAGCACCTACACCTAAAAATTTTCACGCCGATATCATAAAAACTACTGAATATTCAATACAAAATATGAATAAAAAGATACAGATTAATACAGCAAATATTAATGCAAATCAAAAAATAATAAATGATCCTAATTCAACACCTGAAGCTATAAACAAAGCTAAGGAAAATATTGAGACGGAAAAGAAAAATCTATCTGAAAATCAAGAAACCTTAACCTCACTACAAAACATAAAGGCTGAATATGAAACAAAAATTGCTGTTGAAATCGCTAAAGCTGCTGAAATCGCTAAAGCTGCTGAAATCGTTGAAATCGCTAAAGCTGCTGAAATCGCTAAAGCTGCTGAAATCGCTGAAGCTGCTAAGCAAAACCAAACAATTGCAGAAGTTAGTAAGAAAAGAGCGGAAATTTTAACAAATATTGACACAAATCCAGATTTTAAAGCTTATCTTGCTATACTTGATACAGAACATGCTGAAAAAGTTGCACAATTGGAAACAGCAAGTAAAGAATTAGAAATACTTAATAAAAAAAGTCAGAATAGTAATAAACAACTAGATCCATTAGAACAAGAAAAACGAGCTGAATATGAAAAAATAATTTTTGATGCAAATCAACCAAAACCATCAGAGGACCCGGATGCACATAAAGATACTTTTGTAAATAAAACACTAGATGAATTTATAACAAAAGCTCCTCCTATTCCTGGCAAAAGACCAGCTCCAGGTCCTCCAGGAACTGCAGTTCCTATTGCTGACAAAAGACCAGTTCCTCTAGGACCAGATGAAGCAGCTTCTTCTAATACTACAAAAGGTACACATGAAAATTCTGATGCGTCCTTAAAGAAAAATTCAAGTCCATATTATAGTAGTATTACTTTCGAACCAGATGAAAACGTTTATGAAGATCTTAATGCATTCGCTCCTCCTCCTCCTCCTAGTACTCCTCGTCCTTCTCGTTCTTCTCGTCCTTCTCGTCCTAATGAATATTTATTAACTGATACAGGAGAAATTAAACAAGCTGAAAATGCTGAAAAAGCTGAAGGAAATTATGGATATGTAGAGATAGATGAAAAACCAAATACTACTGGACCTAGACCTAGAAAAAATACTTTGTACGAAAAACCTGTTACAGCTAGTACACCTAGTAGTACATATAGTACTGCGATGTCTACATCAAAACCAGCTTCAACTACAAGAGAAAATATTTATGGTATTCCTACAAATAAAAATTTACCCCAAGTAGAAAATACTTATGGTAAACTTGATAAGGCTAGGTCTCCTATTAAACCACCTAGTAGCCCCTCCCCCTCCTCCGCATATGAAGATATGTCAAATGTAACTCCACCTAATATTGCACCTGCAAAAAATAATAGTACACCAATAACACCAAAATTAAATAAAAAAAAAAGAGCTGCACTTGTTATTGCAGGAGCACCAATAGCTGGTGTAATAACAAGTTTTGGTGCAGTTGGTACAGGTTTAGCTGCAGTTGGTACAGGTTTAGCTGGAGTTGGTACAGGATTAGCTGGAGTTTATGATGCTGGTCGTGCAGCAACTTTAGCTGTAAAAACGGGTTTTAAACATCTTTATGACAAAGGCAGAGGACTCAAACCAGGTATAAGTTATAGTAAAAAATTAAAAGAAAGTGTAGGACCTGTATTTAAACGTACTAAAAAAGCGGCAGCTGCTACTCTTGGGGCGGCGAAGATGACTAAACATATCGGAACATTTACAGGAATATCAGGAGCATCTATAGTAGCAGCTCCTATTGCTGCTGCAGTTAAACCATCATATATAGAAAAATTATTAAGCTAAAATCTAAAAAATATAAGATTTTAAAAAATTCAAAAAAATTCAAAATCTAGTAATAAAATTTAAAACTTAATACCCTTACATTACACTAACCACTAACACCGCCATGAAAAATATGACCACCATTAAAGTAAGTGTAATCCAATTCCAGCCAATTTTATTACAACTACTGCAACTTTCTTCACGATTACGATCATTACGATTACGATCACTATTTTTATTATTTTCAAATCCTTCTGATATACCTACAACATCATCATCATCATTATCCATAGTTCCATATCTAATCCCACTACCACCGCCACTTTTCCAATTAATTCTCTTTCCACTCCTACCACCATCACTACCTCCACTACCACTCCCACCACTACCGCCACTCCCACCACCACTACCATTCTTACCTTCTTCTTCCTTTCTAACTCTTTGATGCTTCTCCCAAAAACTATTTGAAGAGCCACCTAGACTACTATCCTCCCATCCAGCAGTACTATTTCCGACCTTATTAATATTATTAACTTTACTATCTAATATGTTGTCAGTATTCCAGTTACCATCTACCCATTGGGGTGGATTTTGCACATTCATTCTATTCCACCTCATATCAGGTCTAACTGATACCTTCCTGTCGCCTATGGAAGAGCCATACGCAGTTGTTCCAAACTTCCATTCATCTTGTCCCAAACCAAAATCTATTTTATCATAAGATATACCAAGAAATGCTTCGCTGTCATCTACTTGCCTTTCGCTCCCCGAGCCATTACTCCCTGCTAGACGACTCTTGCTTGAAATACCTGTAAAAGTTCTATTGAGATATATTTCGGTGCCGCATTGGGTCTCCATCTTCCGGTCGAAGTCATCCATGACCCAGGGACCGAAATACATTTTGTTAATATCACTGTCTCCATTTCGCGGAGCGGCAATTTGGACGGCAATAACTCCTATTCCGGTGGCATCGGCAATATTGCTAGGTAGATCGTCAAATAAGACTACTCGCTTGAAATCTTGGACTCTATAAATCTTCATTAGTTGATATATGTATTCGTTTTTATTCTGAGGAGGTTGGAATGTTCTCACACTACGCTCTTTTATACAAGGCGCCATCATATTACGTTTATTAAAAAATTGTTGATTGAAGCCCATTATACGATCCATATAGGCTTTGATAATTTCAAATGTTCCAAAACTGGCAATTCCTACATATCGCCCATGCATAACTAGATACTCGACTAGTTTCTTGAAGTAGCGCCATTGGGGCGTTTCCTTGTCTAATTCTTGGTCAGTCCGGTTTCTAATAGTACAGGGATCCATGTTATTTTTCAAGTAGGTAGTTGTATCTATTAGAGTATCGTCAAAATCCCAGACCCATAGCTTACAGTTTTTAAGGAGGTAAAAAGAAATTGTTAAATCATTTGGTATTGGACTATTGAGTGACATAGCAGTACAGCTTTTTAGAAAAGCAGCTTTTTAGAAAAAAGCCGCGCCAAAAATACCCCTCGGGAGCAGGATTTAGAAAATCCCGCGCGCAAAACAGCTTTTTAGAAAAAAGCCGTGCCAAAAATACCCTTTGGGAAAAAGAGTATCAAACTATAATAATCCTTAGTATTATATTTAATACATAAAAATATTACAAAATATTATCTAGAAACATATCTAGAAACATATCTAGAATAATAATTAAATTATATATCCAAAATAAATATCTATATCTAGAATAATAATAATTATATTATAGTATCCAGAACTAAATTTCAAGATGGCAGATTATTCTATTTATATATTCCATGTTTTCTTTGTAGCACCTATGTTAATATTGACAGGTATCTATCATGATAGCCCCAAGTTTCCAGAATTTGTATGGCATTTGTTTATTATTCTAGGTGTAGGTGTTATGTTCTATCATGCCTGGAAAATGTACAAGCTCTATAAAATTGCTAATAGCAAAACAGCTTTTTAGTAAAAGATAAAATAGATTAAAAAATATAAGATTGAAAAATACAGGATTTTAGATTTCCATTACTAAGTAATTAATGTTTCCTGAAAGGTATTTTTGGCACGGCTTTTTTCTAAAAAGCTGTTTTGGCACGGCTTTTTTTTAAAAAGCTGTTTTGGCACGGCTTTTTTTTAAAAAGCTGTTCTTTAGCGCCCACCAGGAAAGCCAACAAGGTTAGCACCAATACCGAAACCAGCACCAAGTTGAACAGGGAAGTTCAAAGAGGGCATAAGGGTATCAATAATGGCAAAGGTAGCAGCAGCAACAAGACCTAGAGCAATAATTGCTTCAAAGTCAATCTTGGGCTTGGGAAGAAGAAGAGCCGAGACGGCAATAACAAGACCCTGTAAGACGTATTTAACAACACGCTTACACAATTCACGAGAATCCATAGATTGAAACATTTTAGAAGTTTAGTATTAATTAAATATTAATTTATAATTTGGTAGATAGTTGAATATTTTGTAAATATATTATTAATATTAATCTAGAAATAAATTTTTGTAAAATGTATAAAAAAATAATAAATATTACAAAAAAATAATAAATATTATAATTTATTTCAATTTATTTATATTCTCTTTTTTATCGTTTTATTTATTTTAATATAAACATATCTAAAATAATAAATATATTAATATACATATTTGAAAATACTAAAATACTAAATACTAAATAAAATCTTAAAATGACAACTGAATTTAGAGTACTTAAAAAATCTCCAACTGCAAAATATCAATATTATTATCAATCTCAACACCAATCTCAATCACAGAATCAAATTAACCTTCCACAACCAAATCAATTATATCAAAATCATACTCCTCAGCACCATACTACACAATATCATCGCAAGAATGATTCCACTGTTGATTATAAATACATTTGTATTAAAAAAGATTATTTTGATGTTAATATGATACATCTTAATTATACTAATCTTAAAAAATGTAATTACATTGAAATAATATATAAGTCGCCGTCAATATTTCTAGAAGGTGTATTTATGAAAACCCCGCAGATATCTAGCAATGCTATATCTGTAATTCATAAGGATAGAGAATCAAATAATATAACCATAAAGATTTCCTTGAATAATAAGGAGAATTCAGCTTTCATTCAAATATTAAGATCAATTGATGAATATATTTCATCTTATATTAATAGAATTTCAATGGAAATAGAAGGAGAGTTAAATAGTAATGTTACAAATCATACAGAGTTGAGATCTTTATTAATGTTTAGATATGATCAGATTGTTAAATATAGAAATGGGGGAGACAATATAGAAATGCACTTAAAATCATATTTAGATAAGAGTATGATTACTGATTTGGAAGATAAGACTAAGGGTCATAACCAGAACCAAAGCCAGAACCAAAGCCAGAACCAAAGCCAGAACCAAAGCCAGAACCAGAATCAAAAATACATATTTACATTTAATATATCTAATATATATTTTGGTAGTAGTAATCTAATACCATTAATCAAATGTAACCGTTGTGAAATTATCTAGTAGAAATTATATATGTATTATTTATTTAATTGTTTTATTCCCTTTTACTTTTTTCTATATAAATCTTAATAGAACTAAAAAAATAATTATTATATATAATATATCTAATATCTAATATATCTAATATATATAGTATATAGTGTAATAAGTATAAAATAAAAATGAGTACACCTACAACAGCCCCAACAGAAGCATCATCTAGTTGCAATATAGCAATTCCAGATTATAAAACTCTACGTCAAAATAATATTACAAAGATTAATGATTATTATAATACTTTGCTAGCTTCCTATACTAAAAACTATACTGATTATTCTACTGAAAGTGTTAGTGGAAATACAAGTGACAGGATAAATGCTGAAACAATACTTAAACCAAAAGTTGCCAATTATAATAGTCAAATTATAAAATTGAGTCAATCTCTGATAGATTCCGTGAATCAAGATACTGATCTCATTCTAGCACAGAAGGATCAATTATTAAAAGAATCGCAACAGGTTGATACATTGATTAGTAATATTAATCTATTAAAGGATAAAGATACAGAAATGAGTGTATTATCTACTTCCAGAAATGATAGTTTAACTTTTACTAAAACTGGATCAGATAATATTCAATTTATGACATATGTATATATTGGTATTAATATACTTTTAGTTTTAATTATAATAGGGTTAATTATATATATGGTATATTCTAATTATACATCAAGCTCTGGAAATAACAGTAAAAATAATATTTATAAAAACATTGTAACTAATAATAGTGTCTAGAATCATTTATATTTCTCTTTACATTTTTAAATCTCTTTCTATTTTTCATACATATATTTTATTGTTTTCTCTAAATATAAAAAATCTTTATAAAATATAATAACTGTTAATAAATAGTATATAATAGTATATAATAACTGTTAATAAATAGTATATAATAGTATATAATATAAAATGGCAACACCTACAAGAACAGGAACAATACCAACATCAACCGGTCAATCTACTGTAATTGCCGGTTCAGCAGATTATCAAATATTAATGAGTGAAATACAGCAAACTATTAATAAAAATGATTTACTTTTTAAACAAATACAGCAATCTAATTACCCAGATGCCGGATCATATTCAAGCGATTTATTAAATTATAAGATTAATACACAAGTTACCGATTTAACTACTGCTAGACAACAAATATGGGAATTTTTAAATAAGAAATATGCAGAAAATACTAAGCTACGTGCATATTATTTTGATGAATTGCGTAAAGTAGAAAAACACATTAGTGACCTAACCAGCCAACAAAATAATATAATTGACTCTATTCAAGGTAAAGAATTAATTACATCTACAACATCAGAATCAATTAAACAGCAAAAATATTTATATGAAAAAATGGAATATTATCAATATCTCTACAAAGTTATCCTCTTTGTACAAATTGCCATATTGGCAGTAATTACATTATGTATCACCGGTATTATTCCTCGGGCTACATGTTTGATTATTACTGTCATTCTATTAATTGCTGCAGTCGCATTTGTAGCCTACTATGTATTCTTTGTTAATATTGGTAGAAGTATGTTTAGCTGGCGTAAATTTGAACACGATAATAGTATCGCTAATACAGATAATCAATGTGTTAATAAATCTACTGTATCAAAATCTGATATGCAAAAAGCAACTGCCGATGCCGCAGTAGCAAAATTAATAATTGATCAGAAATCAGGATCTACATGTAAGATTCCCACTATGGCGGCTGTTGCAGTTCCCACTATGGCAGGTGTTGTAGTTCCTACTATGGCAGGTGTTGTAGTTCCCACCGTAACACCTACTATGGCAGCTGTTGCAGTTCCCACTATGGCAGCGGTTGCAGTTCCCACTATAGCAGCGGTTGTAGCACCCACTCTAGCACCCACTATAGCAGCGGTTGTAGCACCCACTCTAGCACCCACAACTACTCGAAAATTAACTTGAATAAAATAATTTAATAAAAAATTTAATAAAAAATTTAATAAAAAAATTTAATAAAAAGATGAATAAAAATTGAATTTTATTTTTATAACATATTTTCACATTTATATATTTTCACAATTATAATTATAATCCTATATTGCTATATTCAAATTATGTTTTCCTCACAAGAATATCAAGATTTGCAAACCTCATTTTATAGTTTAGATTCACAAGATCAACATAGTAAAACAAATCAATATAATCAATCCAATAGAAAACCTAAACATTATAAGAATAGGAATGGTCAAAATAGAAATGAAAATTCTATCAATCATGTACATCAACAAAAACTAGACCCATCTCATTCTGGAACAGTAACATTATATAATAATCATAATAAAACATTTAGAATATGCGAATTTATTACTATGTTGAATAATATTAAAACATCTAAAAATATAATTGATATTTGTAATAGTATTAATTTAACTAATCCAGTACTTAAAAGTTATGCTTCTCAATATGGATTAACCTATAAATTAGTTTTTAATGGTTCTGATATATCTAGCAATAGTTTAAATTTATTATCAGTTATAAAATGTGATCAACAACCAATATTAGATGTTAATATTTTTAAAACAATAGCCTATATCAAAACATATATTTTATATAGTAAAATAAATAAAAAATATAATAATCAAACATCGGAATGGGTAGGTATTCTAGCAGGATTAATACTTTATTTTGATGAATTAGATATGATAAATCGTAAAAAAACTAATAATGTATCAAAAATATGTAAAGATTTAACGAGTAATGATATTGAATGAGAAGTGTGTCCAGAGTCAATTACTAACCAGAATAGTTAATCCATAGTTTCTAATCACATATTTATCCATATATTTATCTATTTATCCATATATTTATCTATTTATCTATTTATTATACTTATCTAATATTTTTTCTATTGTATGTTTCTTAACTTCTCCAAAAATAATTATATGAACTTTATTAAAATCGAATAGCTCCAGAGCAACATCATGTAATTCTTTCGCAGTAATTTCTTGTATAGTACCTATTCGCATTTCGCGGGTCTCAATTGGTCTATTTAATAATATTTGTTTTGAATAATATTCATTTTCATATTCTATATCATCAAAATTGGTTTGATACAAATCGCAATAATTTTTTTTATTATCTTTCAATTCTTTTTCATCAATACCGAACTTTTTCAACTTTACCAACTCTTTGAATACCGCATCAATACATTTTACCGTATCTTTAACCTCCGTTTGCGCAGTGATGTCAAAATATCCCATATCCTCATAATTACTAATTTCACATCTAATAGAATATACTAGACCTAGCTTTTCCCTAATTTCTACAAAGAGCCGGCTACTCATATTGCTCCCCATAATATTTTTAATGAGTCGCAAATGGTTTTTCATTGGGTCAAAATATCCCTTAGTTTTGAAAATTATATGTATATAATCCTGTTTCAACTCTTTAGGAAAACAGTCGACCTTAGAGAAAGGATGTTTATCTACAAAAGGTGTCATTGCTAGGCTCCCCTCAACATTTTTAATAGAAATAGGTTTAAAAGACCCACTGCCTCCGAAATATTTCTCTATTATGGGTTCATATTCGGACCTCATTTTACCACTAAATCCAATTAGCAAATTATCGAACCTATAATGTTTCTTATGGTATGCCATTAGATCTTTTCTATTTATAGCTTTTATTGTTTCCAGAGTACCAATAATAGTTTGCCCCAGGGGATGACCTTCTAGTAAGCATTCCTCTAGTTTATCGGCGATATATTCATCTACGTCATCTAGGTCATCATTATATTCCTGGATGATTACATTGCGTTCCGTCTTGATTTCCCTTTCCCGCATGAGGGGATTCATTATCATATCACTGGTAATTTTACAGATGATATCTATATTTTCTTTGGTAGAGAGGAATTTATAATGGTAAGCGGTCATATCTTTACTGGTAAATGCATTGAATTCTATCCCATTGGCGTCAAATGTTTTAGATATATCTAAATAGTTGGGAAATTTAGGGGAACCTTTGAATATCATGTGCTCAATAAAATGACTAATACCATTAATATTTTTGGGTTCGTCTTTACTACCTACTTTGAAATAGAAATAGATGGATGATGATTCCGATTCGGTTCTGGAAGGGGTAAAAAGGAGTCGCGTACCTTGTTCATTCTTATATAATTTAATAGGTAGTGTTTTGGATAATTTATTAATATTTGTTTTAGTATGTTTTATAGTATTCTTTCTAGATACTCTAGATTTCATTTTTATATAATATATTCTGTTCTATTCTTTTCTATTCTCTTCTATTATTTGTATATATATTATTTAGATTCGTCAATAATTTCAATATATAATACATAATAATAATATATACTATATATTACAAATACATAATTACAAATGACATTTCGCCAGAATCAATCTATGAATCCGAATCCTTCTATGAATCCCCCTAATCCCAATAGTATTTTAAAACAAAATCCCCCTGTTTCCATTATTTCATCCACATATGATCCTTCTAGAGTAAAGTCCGCAATGTCACAATCATTGCGAAATGCTCCGCAAATGCCGCCTCCTCCTCAATCATATCCGCAGCCATCCACTACTAGTTCATCATCCCAACCAACTATATTTGCTTCGCAAACTACATTGGGGGGATCAAAGAATACAATAGATTATAGAGAACATAGACCTTATGAACCACCTTCAAATACTAGTACTAAGAATTATAAAAGTGATTCTAGAAATGATTCTAGAAGCGATTCCAAATCTATGGAATCCATAATTAATCCTCATCCAGCACAAACAGCTAAGATGCCTTCTGGTCTTCCAGTCCATCCTAATAGTAAAGAAGGCCAAAATATAAGAATTACACAACAATATGCAGCCCAGCAACAGGCAGCACAGCAGGCAGCCCAACAGCAGGCCACCCAAACAATCATTATCCAAAAAGTAAGTGATAAAATATACAATCACTTTAATGTTAAATATCCTTCAACTATTGCGGCTTCTGGATTTAATAAAACTACCATTGTGACCATTGTTTCTCAAGCAATGAAGAAGGAACCTCTTAACGAGAAAACTATTAGTAAAATTATAGACATAATAGATCATAAATTTAAAACAACAATTAATAGTGATAATAGGCAAGGTATTCAATATGATACCACCAATTTTTCAATGGATACGGATAGTCAGATTTCGGTAGATAAGTATCTGGAGAACTATACCAATAAAGTTACCATCCTTCTAGATAGTAGTAATAAGGCAATAGAGGCTGACTTGCCTAAGAAAATGGCGCCGGTAAATGATACTGTTGTTATAGAGCCTCCAGAACCATTTAGTGAAGACTTCCCAATTAGGGATAGAGATAAGCAAATAGATATGATGATACCGGAAATTAGGGAATATGCTTTCAATATTGCGATTTCATCTAATGATAGAAATATCGTCAAAGCACCTAATCCCAATAATTTTACAATTGAATTTGCACCGGCACCGGATGGAGGTACTGGTCCGCAGGTAGGTTATATTGAGCGCGCCTTTCATAATATTAAAGCCTGTGAATTGATGAATGTGGTGGTTCTAGATACTAGTGCGCAACCGGACTCGAGTGATGCCGGAGGCACCAGTTTTCCGTATCTATTGCTACAGTTTGACGAATTACAGAATAATTATTATGGTACAAATTCTCCATTGTCGAAGGCATTTGCCATATTAACGGAATATACCCAAAGAGGTAATTATAAATATTATAGAATGGTGGGCGATTCTTCTGAAAATACTGTATCGAAGATATATAATCCCAGAATTAATCTGTCAAAATTGACTACGCGACTCCTATTGCCAGATGGGGAACCATTTAATTTTGGAAGCGCTTTTCAAAATGATACATCTAATTGCTGTATTGCTCTGGGCTTTCGAATTACTACTATCCAGAAGAATCTGGCAACGAGCTTTTTGAATAACGCTTAAGTTTTACCAAAACTTAACTAAAAGCTAGGTGGCCTAAAGGCCACCAGAATTTTAATTATATTCTAATTGATGGGGAATGTTGGTTTCCTTTGTTTAATTATATTCTAATTGATGGGGAATTGTTTTGTGCGCTTTTTTATTTGTTTAATTTAGAGTATATATAATGAATAAAAATGATCATACAATTATTGATATGATAGAAATAGAAGAAATAGAGTTAGATGAAATACATCCTGTTCCAGAACCAAAAAGTGATAATACTGATTCTAGAGAAATAAGAGAAGAAGTTCTGGATAGGCTTACATCTATAGTATTTATGATTAGTAAATATAAATGTGATAATAATAAAAAATATAAAAATATGTTAAATAATCTAGTACAAACAGAATTTACATTAGATAAAAGTTATCAAATGTTTAATCAGTTATTAAATGATATTATGATAATAAATTGTTCTTTTGTTTATAAACTTACAAAAATATATTATGAAGAAATAAAAGATTATGTAATATTTAATAAGTAATTATTAAAATTATATATATACATTCTGACACATCATCATTAATCATCATTTAACATTCTTCTTAGTATTGCGTCGCATGTTTTTACGACAGGTGATAATTTTGCCTGTACTATTAGTAGATGCTTTAGGATTATCGCATGACATTACAATATGATTTTTAAAATGTTTTTCATATTCTTCTTCTGTAGTTGATCCCAGATTACATAAACTATTACATTTATAAAACCATTTAACCAATTTGCTATATGGTTCATTAGACATTAACATATTTCTGATTTTAAATTTGCTTATTTCGTATCTAGCAACACATTCTTTTCCTTCTTTACAAAGTTTAGCCAGATATGAACACAATAATGGTTGTATCGAATTGAAAAATGAGCTATATACTGTAATGATTCTTATTTTTTCATTACTAGTATGACAGTTAGTAAAATAGCCTTGGTAATTAAAAACTATACTACCAAGAAAATCATATCCCAATCTACATATATATGTAATTGCCTCCTGGGCATTATTACGTTGACCATTCCCATTCCCCTTATTAAGAATATCTGTAATTATTTTAACAATAGGATTATATATATTTTTAATAGTATCTAGCTCCGGGTTAGAATGTTTACAGAATCCTTGAGTTCTTAATTTCTTATTTACTTTATTATGCATTTTATATAGCCATTCGATTATTCGCTCTCTGGAATCAAGATAATTATCAATTGGCAAACTGGCCATATATTTAGAAAAGCTAGCTCGGCAATATTTACAAGGTAATATATAGCACATAGAGCTCATCATATCTCGCATTTTAATTTTATCACTAAAGGTTGGATATTCTGGATATATAAAAGTTATTGTGTGGAGGAATTGCCATCCACTAGGACCCCAGAATGTAGTATTCATTATTATAATTTATTATTATTATAATTTAATCTATTATTTATAATCTAATCTATAATCCTTTCTAATTTACTACATAGAATCAAGAAAAAAATATGATTATGTATTAGATAGAGATATAGAATATAGAATATATATCTAGTAAAATGTCTAGTAAAATGTCTAGTAAAATATCTAATAGAATGCAAAATAGAATATCTAATAAAAAAACAAAAAAAAATGGAGGTAATAAAAATGGAGGTAATAAAAATGGAGCTAATAAATATGTCGGTGGAGGAGCTCCTGGTGCCGCTCCTGGTGCCGCAGCTAATAATTCTACAATTGATTTAAGTACTCTTACAGAAGAAGAAATAAAAGCTTTAATGGCAGAAGGTATTTCATTGCAAGAACTTAAATCAATGGGAGGAACTACAGTATCTCCTATATTAGAAGCTATGATTGCTCAACAAGGACCGGTTCAAGAACAAGCTATGGTATCAGGACCTGGAAAACCACTTTCTAATAAAAAAAAGTTTCCTGCTATGATGAATCTTAAAGAATATAGTGAATACCAAAAACAACAAGAAAAGGAAGATGAAGAAAAACAAGCACTATTGAGAGGTAATATTACAGAAAGTAATATTAGTAAATCTAGTGGTAATAAAAATAGCAATAAATCTAAAGATAAATCAAATATTTATGGTTATCAGTTTTCTAATTTAATGACTGAAGAAACATTAAGAGATATGAGAAAATTACAAGGTAGTTTTTTAATTGGTGTTAATCTAGCAAATTTATTTAACCAATTTAAAAGTGTTATATCAAATGATAATAAAAAAATTAAAGAAGAACCTCCTCTTAAATTAAATCCTGATCGAATGCTTGGTAGATTAGGAGAATGGATAGATGTAAATTTTGAAAATACTCTTATTAGAAAGATGGGATATAGAAATAGTGAAGTACCCCTTTTACCAGAAGTTAGCATTTCCGATTACTCTACATTTAATGAGGTACTTGAAGAAAGTAAAAAATATGCTGATATGGGTTTTAATGGTAAAATTACACCTTATGGATTATTAATTATGACTAGAATGCTATATAAATATAAAAAAAATATTAGTCAATGGATTCGTGTTGCGACTATATTAGAATTAATATATAAATATCTAGGTAGTGGTCAAACACGTGAAGAATTTTTTAAAAATAAAGATGATATATCAATTATGGCATTAATGGAATTGGAGGAATTTTATAATACAGATCATATTTTTATGAGTAATGATGAATTAATAAACTTTAAAAAAGATTTAGATTTTTATAAACATAATTTAAAAATTGATATAAATAAAAAACTTAATGAATTAAGAAATAGACCCGATCCGCCCATATAAACAGCTTTTTAGAAAAAAGCCGTCCCAAAAAGCAGGATTTAGGAAATAAGTAAACTATTTCTCGTAAATATTAGAATTATTTAAAATTCTGGTGGGCTAAAGCCCACCTAGCTTTTAGTTAAGTTTTGGCAAAACTTAAAACCACCAGTTATCATCTAGGTAAGGTGGCAATTCATTAGTATCAATACAGTTATTAATACTAGGACCTGCTTTAACACTACTATTAATTTCATTAAAATCAATAGCATAAGCATAATATCTAATATTGGAAACATAACCTTCAAAACCACCATACATATTTACCCAAAAGTCATCGTCATTTTGCTTAGGGATAGATGTTAATTCTTTTCGAATCTTTAGAAATCCATCAACATAAAGATCTAGATTAGTATTATTCAATACAATATTCATATATATCCATTTACGAACAGGTAAGTTTTCAACATCAGCATATTCTAATATGTTATCCTGAGTATTCATATATACACGAACAATATTTTTATCTGGATGTATCCAGACTCCAGGGGCGCGATTAGGATAACTAGAGGAATTACCTTTATGAAATATATGTTTCCATTCACCTTTTTTATAATCAAAATTATCTATTAGAAACCAGAAACCATATGAAAATTGTATACCGTCTTGTCCGTCTGATTTTTTGATAGGTATATAATTAACATTTGTAGCGTCCTGACTAATTACTAATGCATTTTTAGCATTCTTGGAACCATTAAGTAAATAAGGAGATTGAACACTAGATGTTTGATATTTGAGTAATAAATATTTAGCTACATAAAATATAATAGCTAAAACTATAACCATAATAACTATTTTTAAAATCATCCACCAAATAGAATCTTCCTCTGGCATTTCAACATTAATAAAATTTGTTTTAGGCTGGTTATTTTTTTTAGTATTTACAACATTTTCAGGTTTTTCTATATTCTTATTTTTATTTTTATTTTTATTTGCATTTGCATTTGCATTTGCATTTGCATTTGCATTTGCATTTGCAGGTGCATTTGCAGTTGCAGTTCCAGTTGCACTAACAATTTTATCTTTTATTGTAGATGCAGCATTCGTTATAGCATCTAAACCTTGAGATAATATACTTTCTTCATTTTCAGTTTTATTTTTATTTTTATTTTTACTATTATTATTATTATTGTTATTATTGTTATTATTATTACCTGTATTACCATTCATATTTTTAATCATTTTGTTTAATTCATCTTCGGATAAATTTGTTAATTTTTTATTATTTAATACAGCTGTTTGATTACCAGCTGGTTGATTAGCAGCTACTTGATTAGCAGCTACTTGATTAGCAGCTGTTTGATTAACAGGTTTATTATTAGACATTTTATAATTTATATTAAATATATATATTTATTTTAATTATATCTTTCAATATCTAATATCTTATTTAATATAACATCATATTATTTTATTATAAAAATTATGTAATTATGATATTATGATATTAATATAAAAATGTGAAAATGTAAAATATTATTATGGATTATGGATTATGGATTATGGATTATTTATCATAAAACTGAATATAATATAGCAATTATTATAATAATAAATAAAACCCAATAAACCCAATTTGGAATCATTGATAATATACCAGTAGATGTCACTGGGCCTTTATAATAAATATTACGTGATTGCTGAACAGTCATAGCATAGTTCATGAAGTTAACTCTTGCTATTTTACCAGAAAATCCCCCATCAGGTGTAATATTAACAGCATCTGTACTAACAACAGGGAAGCTCTTTAATACACAACTAGATGATAATTGACCATCAATATATATATCTACGACTTGATTATAAACACTAACAATAACACTAACCCATTTCTGGAGTGGTATCATTTTAACCATACAAGTACCTACGGTAGGATCAGTATTAGCACCTCTACTATCCACTAGACAACCTATATTAGTTGCTCCTAGCTCTGGATATGTCTTTTTAATACCAACGCCCATATTATTAATATAAGTATATAGGCTTTTTTGTAAATTATTTATCATATTTTCAAAAAAACTAATTGTACCATCAACTTCAGTTGCACTATCAAATGTTAGAGGACAGTTAATGCTATTCATTTTAGCATTGACTGCTTTCATACCTGTAGTATAATCAAATTGAACATTATTAAATGTAGAGAGTATTTCTAAATCTGCCTTTAATTTATCAATTTGTTGGTTAAATATAGAAGTTGATTGTGATGTAGGTAAAGCTGTCATCAATTTAGATAAATTTGTATTTATATCATCACCAGATTTTGCTATACTACGTATAGATTCTAAAGTATTAATTAGAGATTGAAAAAGATTATTCATATTTTCAACACTATCATCTGCAGCTTGTTGAGTTTGTAGTGTTTTTAATATCGCACATAAGTCAACAACAACAGCCACTGTAGCATTAACAGCATCATCAACATTTGTAAAATGTTCAATATTTTCACCGAGTTTATTAATATTATTACCTGAAATCATATTGAAATAGTCACCAGGATTATAGGTCTTAGAGCAATTAGATTCCATTGTGTATTGAATCATAGGATAATCTACATTATTGTCTCCAATTTTGAAGAAGTTTTTATTATTATCTAGACCAAAATTGATATCGGTACTAGGAAGTTCCTCGGCTTGTTTATTCTTAGCAAATTGTTCAAATGGTTTAAGATTGATAGGTATATCTGTAAATTGGGATACCGTTTGACTACCGGATTGTAATTTAAGGCGGACAATGAGGTCATTAGATTTAGCAGCTAGAACAATTTCAGGATTTCCAGATCCGGCAGTACCGCGTCTCATAATGACTTTTTCACTTCCATAATTATAGTTATAGTCTGCAATATTGAGCCAGAAACTTATCGAATATTCATTACTATAACTGGAGCTAGGTATAGTACCAGATGCAATTGCTAATGAACTAGATGCATCTCTAACATCTGGCATTACTTCAGTTCCCGTATTATTACTGAATGTTTTAGAAGTATAAAAATTATATGCCCAATATGCTGCTCCAATAAAACCAATAATAATAACAACTAATAGAATTATACCAAATACATTTGATCCACTATAGCCACTACCACTATTACTAATAGTAATAACAGGTCTTGTATTTGGTTGTATTATTTTAATATTATTTGTATTTTTTGATGTGTTATTTTTTGATGTGTTATTCATTTTTATATATACTTACTATACTTACTATATTGTAATAAATTATTTAGTATTTTGTAATTACAAATTGCTATTTATAATAATAACAGAAAAGAAATAAAGAAAATAAAAGAATTAAAATAATGAATATCTATAAATTTATATAATTCAATAAATAATGTAAATGTGCAAATCTTTATACATAATCTATATTGTACTTACTTCAGTATAAGATAATGGATAAGGATATACTGATAAATTTTTAATTTTACCTAAAAAATTATTATTTACTTCTCCTAGAATGATTTCACTTGTAATATCATAAATTACTGGCACGCTAGGTAAAATTTTAGTGGATTGTAATACACCATTAATATAAAGATAAACATTACGATCTTGTAATACCAGAATATATTTTTCCCATTTCTGAGGTTTCATGTTAGTAAATTTTAATTCTGCGTATTGTGCATAAAATGGATTATTCTTATATTTAACTACTATTGAAAGGTAATTTTTCTTGGGATGGTATGAAATAACTGGCGAGTCATTCATTGATATAATAGGTTTTAAATGGTTATAACTTGTTTGCCATTTATCATTACCATTAAGTGGAGAAATGTACATTTCCCAAGCAAATGTAATACCATATCCAAGTTTAGGAACCATAAATGTATCTCTATTAGTAATTAGTGTGTCAATTTGATATGTATTAGTATATTTTTCATCAAATAACATTTCATCAGTTAATAATTCTATTTTATATTTATTACTATTTTTTTGTGCAGGTGCCCAATAATAGTAATAATATGCAGCTAATAATAATATTAAAATTATAATCATAATAATCATATACATTATAGTAGAATCCATATTGTAATACTATGTAATACTATGTAATACTATGTAATACTATCTAATACTATATTATAATATTTCTATATATTTAATATTCCATAATAAATAATATCTAATAAATTATTAAATATAGATAATAATTTATTAATAATTTATTAATAATTTATTAATAAATATAAAATTATAAATAATTACTGTATTATAAAAAACAATAATATTTAATATTTAATAATGTATCTTAAAGTAGAATCTCCTTCTGATGCTAGTAATCTTTCAAATTTATTAAAGGATGGTAATTGGATGGTATTATATTATGCTGAATGGTGCGGTCATTGTAAAACAATGAAGCCAGAATGGCAAAAGGTTGTTAATAAGATGTCTAAATCAAATACTGTAAACGTTGCTGAAGTAGAAAGTGAGCATATTGGTGATTTAGTACATAAACCTAAAGTCGATGGATTTCCATCTATTAAAATGTATAATAAAGGTAGTGAAGTTTCAAATTTTGAAGATGAAAGAGTAGCAGATAAGATTGAAAAATTTGCTAATGATAATGCAAAATCTAATTCTAATTCTAAAATTGCAAATAAAGAAGTTATCAATTTAGTAAGACCACCTGCTCTTCCTTACCATTTAAAACATCAAAAACCTAAATTACCAAAATTACCAATTTTACAACAAATACCAATTTTACCGAAACCAGTTATTAAATCTAGAAAGCCTAAAACACCTAAATATATTTTTGAGTTTAATAATAAAATTACAAAACCTAAAATACAAAAACCTAAAAATACTCCATTTATTAAGAGAAAACCATTAACTAAGAGAGCTCCTATTAAGAAAGCGCCATCATCTAATAAAAATCCCAATAATGTTCGTAAAACAACAAAAAATGTATTTGAACAATTAATTAAATCATTTACTCGAATTGGTCATGAGGCAGAAAAAGATACAAAATTATTAAAGAAAGCTACCAGTCACCTTTCATAGATTTATATATTTATATATTTATATATTT